TCAACTTATCCATTTATACCTCTATTTTATTCTCCTGAAACATAATCTAATAAAATCTTATATATAGCGCCATTTATAGTTACTTGTAAAGTTCTATCTGATGTAACAGCTTCTGATGCAACAGCTTCTTCTTGAGTAATTTCAAGTGCAGAATCTGAACCTATATTTTTACTACCTATACAAGTATAATTATTTATAGCAGAACTAGGAGCTGTTCCATTTTTAATTGCAATTTGAGTTCCCATACCAGCAGTACAAGTATCTGCTGTTCCATTTAAAACTAAATTTGGCCTGTTAGTATCATTCCCTGTATCAGAAGCACCCCAAATTAAATTTCTTGCACCAACTCCTTTATTATCTGTAAATCTTGCTTGTGAATTAATTCTCCATTCAGAAGGTATTCCTGCTGTTCCGCTTGTACTATTACCATTATACGTTCCTTGTTGCCTCATAGTAAATTGACCAGCCCATTTTTTATCACTTCCATCACTACCATAAACAGCAATTCTTCCTAATGATGCATCAGCATCAGTTGCTCCCCATGATGCACTGTCAGACTTTGATGTAACCCATGTAATATTAAGCATTTCACTACCAGCAGCATTCCCTGCATCATAATTAGTAATAGCAAAATTAGGTTGTCCTGCCGTATCTCCTGCTACTTGCTTTAAATCCAAATTATTATACACAGTAACACTTGTACTAGCAGTTCCAGCTTCTCCAAAAATAGCATTTTCACCAACATACAATTTCTTTGCAATACTTGCACCACCTTCACATCTTAAAGCTCCCGTATCACCAGATATATCACTGGAATTTGTTGTATCTGTAATATCAACAACTCCATCAATATTTAATTTAGTAGCAGCATTAATATCAACTGTTGGAGCTGTTATATCTAATGTTGTTCCTGCATTAATTTCTAAATGTCCATTTGATGTAGCTATAATATTTTCTCCACCAGCAGCATCATGAAATGATAATTTACTATCTCCTGCTAATACCAACTCATCTGCAGATTCATCCCATAGCATATATTGACCTGTTGTTGCACCAAAAAACTTAACATCATATCCTGTGTCATCAACTCCTACAGTTAATGTATTGCTAAATTGACCAGCTCCAGATACAGTTAAAGCACCTGTTGTTAAAGCATCAGTTGTTGAGCTTGTTGCGCCTGCTTTTGTATTTCCTTGAATTGACCATGATGTTGAGTTATATGCCATTTATTCTCCTACATTCTTGGTACGGCTAATTGTCGTACACCTGTTTTTCTAAGTGGATATTGTTTTACCATTTTATCATACATAGTTCTAAAATATTGAGCTCTTTGCAAATCGCCAGCATCTTCAAACATTCTTGCTTTAATATAACATACGACAGCTGGATGTAATCCTGAATCTAATCCAGCCGTTGTTTTTAAATCTTCGCTTTGAGCATCAATTGTTTCATATTTGGAATGATATGTAATACGAAGACCATTCGTAACATCATCTCCTTGAAATGTATCATATTTTTCTTGAGTTCTTTCTGCAGATGTTGCAGTAGTATCTTGAGTTAATATCGCAACTCTATTGTCATCGTTATACCATGCAAAATAATCATTAGGATATGTTCTTTTATTTGTTGCCATAATTCTCCTATGTTAACGAATCGTCAGTTTCATCAGTATCTGCTCTTAATAATTTATGCGAATCTGAAAGTTTAGGTATCATTACATATCTATTATTTGTATCGAGTATCTCAACTCTTGTAATATCGATAGTATTATCACTTAATTCATACCATCTTTTCTTTTCTTCTAAATCTGTTGTTGCAGCAACTGTATAATTTCTTTTATTTGAAGCAATATCATCTAACGCATCATTAATTAATTGAAACATATATTGTTCTGATTGTCTTCCAAATACTTTTTCAATTTGTTCAATTATATTTTTTGCTGTCATTATCTAGCTCCTTCTTTTTGAGCTTGTTGTGGAACACCTTGTGCTACTAATAATTGCATTCCTTTATCATAATCTTGTTGTAATTTTACTTGTTGAGTTTGATACCATTGATATTCTTGAACAAATTGCTGCATTTCAGCTGATAATGCTTGAATTGTTATTGCAGACATTTCAGAATCTTCTTCACTTTCAATCCAATATCTAACTTTTTCCCATCCTTGTTCATTTCCAGAAGAATTTGTAGCAGTAAAAGTTCCATCTTGGTCAGAGTGAACTATACTTGCATTCATCTCATTCATTTTATTTTGTAATACTTTAATTGCTGCATATAATACAACTAAATATTCAGCTTCATTTGGAAAATTAGTTATTGCAGAATCAGCACTAGCATCAATACTTGGATTTGCAATAACATAATAAACCCCAGACGATGAGGCTGGAAGTATATTTATTTTATTACCCTCAACGTAATAAACTGGGTCTGTAGATGAAGCATATTCAAGACTTGTTGAACTTGATGCTTTATGTTTATCCATTGGACGGATTTCTCTACATTCAACACTTCCTGCATAAACACTTCCAAGTTGTCCTGTAATCATAGTCTCTGCTTCAGAATTAGCAGCTGCAGATGTAAAAGTCTGTTTAGAATAACAGTATTCTTTTAACTTAGGAGGTAGTATATTTATAATTTCCCTTGTTCCATCCATCATCCATTGGTCTATTTCGGTTTCTGTCACTGAACCAGCTAATGATTGTATTTGAGCACTAAAAGTAGCCATTATCTATTATTCCTATCTGCGATATCTTGGTCAATTGTTGTTTGACTAAATTCTACTTGTGTTTGTCCACTCCATGTTGTTCTCATATTAACATGATTTGATGTTTTAAAATTATTGCCGAATACTCTACCACATTTACATTCACATGATACTTTCATATCAATGTCTACACACTTTTCACATTTTTCACACCAATATGTTCTCATTATTTTTTGCTCTTTGCTTTTTTTGCGTATTGGCTATGATGTACCTTTCCACCTTTTTCATACATTCCAATTGAATTATATCCTACTTTACCACCACCTGCATACATTTTTTGACTTCTCATCGCACCATCTGTTTGACCATTAGGTGCATAACTTATTTCCCAATTTGGGTCTGTATCAGCAATTTGTTTTGCTCTTTGTGTTCCTTCAGATGTATATGGTTGTTGAGAAACTACATCACCTGTAGTTTTATCTTTTACTGTTGGCATTATTTTCTCCTTTTTCTTGCATCATTACTTGGCGGTAATTTACCATATTTGTTGATGTATTCCAAATAGGTCTCAGTGCCTTTATTGACAGAGCTTTTTCTAATAACAAATTCACCACCTTCAACTTCAATAGGGATTCCTCCTTTATCATGAGATGGCCCATTCATCATCCCACCTTTTTGTGCTTTTTTAGAATGACTCCAACCTTTTTTTTCTAAACTTTTATGTTCTTTTAAAGTATTAGCTTTTTTAGATTTACCATCACCATACATCATATGAGGTTTAAAATCTTTTTTCATCTTACCTCCATCTTTCATAATATCTAATGTTTTAGGATAGCCCTTTTCTCCTGGCTTTGCAGGTTTTTCACCACGCTTACGTTTAGCATGTATATTTGCCCATAGTCCTTTTTTAGCCATTATTATCCTCCACCAGTTCCATCTTCAATAACTACTAAAACAAATACTTTATCTCCTTTTAGTTTACAAGAAGTAACTGAAAGAACTTCGTCTATCTGAAGAGCACTAGCGCCTGCATCTTGCTGACTTAAATAATCTTCAACTAATTTAGACATACTATCATTCCCTCTTGCATCAGTTTCTGTATTATCTAAAGCTGCAGCATCAGTAATAAATGATTTTGCTCTAATTGTGCTTGCCATAAATTACTCCTTACGTTTCTACAGTTACTATAACAAAAACTCTATCACCTTTTAATCCAGAACATGCTACTTTGATTTCTCTTGCACCTGCAGAACCTGCGGGTGTTAAACTTGTCAAATAATCTTCAACTTGTTTTGATAAAGAAGCTATTCCTCTTGCATCTGATTGGGTGTTATCTAAAGCTGTTGCATCTCCTATAAATGATTTTGCTACAAAAGCCATTTTTTCTCCTATTGTTAAAATTAAAATCTTAGTAGATTCGGAGGCTGCCTTTTAGTGACAACCTCCATAGTTCTACAAAACTATTAATCCTTATTGATTCGGATTATGATGTAGTTATAGCATTATTAATACCAGAGAAGACTGTTCCTACATATTCTCCTTTAGTAAACATTAACTCCACAACATCACCTTTCTGTGCTGAAGTACCAATAACTATATTTGATATTTGAGTACCAGCTGTTGAATTAGCTGCATCTCCACCTGCATCTTTTTGAACAAAGCTAACAATTGCACTACCTGCTGCTATTGTTATAGCATCTT